AAAGAAAAAAGACACATTAAAGAAATAATTGAAGATGAAGAAACAATCACAGTCATTTATGGAAAAGACGAACATTTTGAAGGAATCAAAATTGCCGACTCAGACGACCCCGAAGATGATGATTCAGAAGTTATCCCTGAGTCTGTTGAGGACTCTGATATGCACGATGATGAGGAAGACGAAATGGTGGAAGAGGAAGATGAAATGGATGAAGATGAAGAGGAGGATGATGTGGAAGAAAATATGGACCATTTAGAAGACGAGGAGGAAGAAGAAGAAGAAGAAGAAGTTGAGGAATCTGATATGCATGAAGATGAGGAAGATGAGGAAGAAATTATTGATGAAGATGAAGATGAAATTGATGATGAAGAAGAATTAGAAGAGGACGAAGAAGAAGATGAGGAGGAAGAAAAAAATCGTTCAATTTGGGATAAAAAAGATACTACTGAAAAAAGGTTTTTTACTGTTGAAACAAGATTAAAGAAAAAAGGTAAAAGAAATATTGTTGAAGGACATGCTGCTGTATTTGGACAATTGTCTGAAGACTTAGGAGGTTTTCAAGAAAGAATTTTACCAGGAGCTTTTGATACTGTATTAGGAAATGATGTAAGAGCATTTTTTAATCACGATCCGAATTTTATTTTAGGTCGAAGTTCAGCGGGGACATTAAAATTAGCAGTAGATAAAAAGGGATTGAAATATTCATTTGATGTTCCGGATACAACAGCGGGTAGAGATTTATTAGTATCGATGAAGAGAGGCGATATAACACAGTCCTCATTCGCTTTCACAGTGGAAAAGGACTCGTGGTCGGAAAAGAGAGGAAAAGAGATTAGAACGATTGAAAAGGTTTCAAGATTATATGATGTCAGTCCTGTTTCAATCCCAGCTTATCCTGATGCCAATGATTTAGCAATAGCACAAAGAAGTAGAATGATAAATAATGACAAAACAAAAATTAACGGAGAAAATAGATACGAGTACAAAAGGAGTTTGTTAGGATTAAAAATTAATATATTAAAAAGAAAATAAAATGAAAAAAAGTTTAGAGTTAAAAGAAACTCGTTCGGACTATGTTTCTAAATTGGAGGTAGTGCATTCAAAAGCAACTACTGAAAAGAGAGAGCTTAGTAAAATCGAGGGTAAAAATGTAGATAAATACATTTCAAAAATTGATGCATTAGATGTATCAATAAATAGAGCTGAAAAAATAGAGGCTGAATTAAGAGCTAATGTTTCGGTTGCGGGTGCTCCATTACAAAGTGTAAAAGCTGATAAGAGATATTCTATTCAATCAGCAATTAATGGAATGGTAAATGGAACACTTTCTGGGATTGAAAAAGAGTATGACCAGGAAGCTCGTTTAAACAACACAATTACAGGATTAGGGATACCTACGATGGTAATGGGTGAAAAAAGAAACAACCCTCAAGTTACTTCAAATGCAACAGGAATGATTGCTACTGAAGTTGGAGATTGGGCTGAAACTTTACAACAAAGAACTGTGTTAGGAGATTTAGCAACATGGATGTATGGATTAAGTGGAGATATGAAACTTCCTACATTAAGCGGTACTACTGCTGGTTGGACTCTTGAATCAACTGCGGCTGCTCCTACTACTGCAAACGATGCTGCAACTGTTGTAAATTCAACTACTTTACAACCAAAGCAGTTAGATTCTTACATGGATATTTCTAAAATGTTATTGGCTCAAACTAATGGTTCAGTTGAGAATATTATTAGAACAGATATGAATAATGCAATTGCTTCAACTTTAGAGGCTGCTGTATTAGGAGTAAATGCTGGTGCTGGTGCGGTTCCTCAAGGTGTATTTAATGCGGGGACACAAAATGTTGCAACAGGTGCTATGACTTATGCATCTATTTTAGAGATGGAAGCTGATTTAGCTGTATCGGGTGCTGACTTTGGTAGACTTGCATATATCACAACTCCAAGCGGAAGAGCGTTGTTGAAAGATATTGTTGGACAACCAACATCGGGAACTAACTTTGCTGGGTCTCCAATTTTCCATGATGATTCGATAGATGGATACGATGCAAGAGCAACAGGAAATACATCTTCTATTGCTGGTGGTAATCCAAATGGACTTGTTCTTGGACGTTGGGATGATTGTGTAATTGGTCAGTTTGGAACTGCACTTGATGTGGTGGTTGACCCTTACACTTTAGCATTAAACGGACAAGTTAGAATCGTTTTGATGTCTTATTGGGATACTGTATTTAGAAGAGCTGCTTCGTTTCAATATACATATTACTAGATTGATTTTTGGGAGTTTTCGGGGGGTATTTTACCCTCCGATTTCTACCAATTTTACAAGTTTTTACCAAATTGCGTGAATTAGTTTTAAGCGTGTTTTTACACGGTCTAAACGAGTATCGTTGTTCACAGGTATACTTGCATATAAAACAAAAGTTCATTGATTCACTAGGTATAGAACTTTGAAAAAAAAGTTTCAATAAGGGTAAAAAAAAAGAGTTAAAAAACACAATAAAAACAGTCAAAATGGCAAGAAGTGCATTCATAGAAACACCATCTCAATTGCTAGTTGTAACACTTGCTGAAGCTAAAAAACATCTTCGAGTTTCACACACAGATGATGATGATTACATCACAAGTTTAATTCATTCATCTAAATTGGATGTTGAAAAATATTGTAATATTATTTTAATGAGAACGACTGTAATTCAAAATGCAGATTGTTGGACAGATATCGGAGAATTGTATTTTTCGCCTGTTGAAAATTCGGGTGCTATTTCATTAACTCATATTAAATATTACGATGATGCAAATGTTCCAACACAACAAACTTGGGCTTCATCAAATTATAATTTCGACAATACTTCATGTCCGTCAAGAATAGGTTTGATGCCGAATGCAGATTTACCAGGTCATGCAAATATGTTAAATGCAATAGAAGTCAAATACTCTGTTGGTTTTTCAGCTGCTGATTTAGTACCTAAATTATTAAAACAATGTATCTTAATTTTGTGCGGACAATGGTATGAAAATAGACAGGAAGCTGTAATAGGACGAAGTGTAGGAACGATACCTATGACAGCTAGATATATAATGGATAAATATAAGATACGAACTATGGGATTACCGACATGTTAAATATAGGAAGTTTCGATAGAATAATACAATTGTGTAATATGACTACCTCATCTGAAACAGATGGAGGTATTTTATATGATATAAGTGGTGGATTTTCCGAGTATGCATTTGTTGAGTGGAAAGATGGAAAAAGTAGTGAGTCAGATAACGGTAATTTAGTAGAACAAACGGTAGAATTTACAATTAGGAATATATCAATTCAACAAAAACGAGTAACAGGTAATAGTCATATAATTAAGTTTCCAATGGGAGCGGGAGGAATTGAGATAGGAGGCGAAACTCAATATTACACTATTGTAGGGACAAGAATTTGGGGAGGGAGAGAAAAATATAAAACATTAATTTGTGATATCAACACAAATATATCACAAACCTCATAGTATGATAACAATGAAATTAGAGGGAGGTAATTTAGCATCATCGGCATTCATTGGAGTAATGAAAGATGTGAAAGATAGGAGAAAAATGATAAAAGAGGTTATTCTTCCAGCTGCAAAAATAGTTAAAAAGGTAATGATTGGAATGGCTCCTATGCTAACAACTGCTCCATCGTTTAATGTATATCGGACACCGAAATTAAAACAGGGGATGAGAGCACCGAATGGAATGGGAAAGATTTATGTGGCAATTAAGCCCGGACAATTAAAAAAATCAATTAGTTATTTCCATACAAAAGCAACAACAAAGGCGGGGGCTGTAAATGTAGGTCCGAGATATAAAAAAGGAGTATGGCTTAAACCCGAAAAGGGAGGATGGTATTTATTTATGGTTCAATACGGGACTGATAGTGTGAAACCTCAACCATTTGTATTACCTGCTTTATTATCTACTAAAAAGGGTGTAGGTAATTTGATGGAAAAGAATATGAATAAAAGATTGAAAACAATAGTATCTAAAAATGGAAAAAATATTTTAGAATTTAGGTAATGAGTATAGAAACAGGAATATATAAGATTTTAAGTACTGCAGCGAGTTTATCGGGTGTGAGTATTAGCTTTGGAATAGCTCCTCCTATTAATTCAACTACCTCTACACCAAACCCACAAGATTATATTGTATTTTATAGAAATACAACAACTCCAAATGATACAAAAACAGGTAATGCTATTGGAACGGTAAATTTATTGAGTGGGAAATCTACTTTAGATGTTTGTACTATTCAAATAAATTGTTTTTCAGTAAGGTCTACATCTTCATCTACATTAGCAAACAATGTCAGGAACGCTTTAGATAGGGTTTCCGGGACTTTTAGTGGAGTAGTGATACAAAGTATACAATTCACAAATGAAGTGAGTATGTTTGAATTTAACGAATCGTATAATACAAAAGGATTATATCAATACACATTATATTTTGATGTGAGGTACAAACCTTAATTTTAATAACAAATCAATAAAAATGGAAAAATATATTTTACTCAAAAAACTAGGAAACCAAAAAAAAGGTAGCTCAATATTAATACATGAATTTCAAAAGGAACATTTTATAGAAAAGGGATTGATAGAGGGGAAAATTAAAAAAACAAAAACAAAAAAGGTAGTAGAAGAACAATTAGATACGGAAATAGAAATTAAATAATAACAATTTTAAAAAAATAATAAAATGGCAACAACTAATGTAATCAATGGAACTCTCGCTGTGTTAAAAACAGGGACAGACCATGCAACAGCAACAGCATTCGCTTTTTCAACGAGTGCATCTATTTCTTTATCTATGGATACAAGAGATATTTCAAACAAATCTTCGGCAGGTTGGAGAGAATTATTAGAGGCACAAATGAGTTGGAGTGCATCTTTAGAGGGATTATATGCAATCGAAGATGCAGCAGCAGCACCAGTTAAGAATTACGATGAATTATATGATTTACTAACTTCAAGAACTAACACTTTTTTAGAATTATCTACAGGAGTAACAGGAGATTTCTATTATTACGGTAAAGTATATTTAACATCGTTAGAACAATCGGCTCCCCTAGAGGATAACATGACTTTTTCGGCTACATTTGAAGGCACAGCCGCTTTGACTAAAGGAACGATATAATAATTTGGATGAGGTTTTGGGGAATTCTACCTTTCGTGGTGTTCCCCTTAACTGATTCCTATAAAACACGAAAGATATGTATGAATATGTAAAGATGGACGGGAAAAGTTATCCTGTAAAATTCGGTTTCAACGCTCTTAGACATTTTAGTAGAATGACAGGGACTTCAATCAATGATATGGAAAGGATAGGACAGGATATGACCTTTGATACCGCTTTGAGTTTAATATTTTGCGGATTGAAAGATGGTGCAAGAGCTTCAAAAGAAGATTTCATCTTAACGATGGATGATTTGGGAGATATATTAGATAATGACATGAGTGGTATTGAAAAATGTATGGAGTTATTTGCAAGTCAGATGGGTAAAAGTCAAAAAAAAAAGGAAGTAGTAGTAAAAAGGAAGCCACACAAGAAGAAATAGAGTGGACTTTTGATTTGATTGAAGAATTAGGGATAGGAAGATTACAAATGACCTATTATGAGTTATACGATTTAACTCCTCGAGTTTTTTGGAATGCTGTTGATGGTTATTGGGATAATCAACAAACAATAGACAGAAAAGAATGGGAGAGAGTGAGATGGCAAACTACTTGTTTAATTAATGTTCAACTTCCACGAGGAAAACAGATTACTATACATAAATTGATAAAGTTTGACTGGGAAAAAGACGATATTACTAACGAAATGGATGATTATAATACTGTAAAAAAGGAGTATGAGAAATATGAAAACATTAAAAAACTAAAATAACATGTCCGATTCCGCAATGAATGTCCGACTAGGGGCAAAGACAAAAGAATTTAACAGTAAAATGGCTGCCGCTTCTAAGAGATTGAAGAAGTTTGGTAAGTCAGTTTCGTCATTAGGTCGGTCAATGACCACTAGTTTAACCATGCCTTTAGCTTTTGCGGGGGCTGCTTCTATCAAATTATCATTAGATTTTCAAAAATCAATGACCAAAATTCAGACTCTAGTAGGTAAAACAGGGGATGAAATAGAGGTTATGAAAGCGGGGATAATGGAAATGTCTACAAAGACAGCCAAAAGTCCGATTGAATTAGCTGAGGGACTGTATTTCCTGGAGTCTGCGGGTCTTATAGGGGCTAATGCTATGGAAACCTTAGAACAGGTTGCAAAGGGTTCTGCGGCTGGATTGGGAGATATGGAGGCTTTATCGGTAGTTGCTGCCGCAGCTCAAAATGCATACGGAGAAGAAACCTTATCAGCGTCCGATGCATTAGATAAATTCGGTGTAATGGTTAGAACGGGTATGTTTGACGCTCAAGAATTATCAAATGTATTGGGAAAACAATTAGGTCTCGCATCTAATTTAGGAGTGAGTTTTGATGAAGTTGGAGCTATAATTTCAACATATACATCCACAACAGGAGATGCAACCGCAGCAACAAATGGATTGTCTGCAATAATGATGACTTTTGCTAAATTGGAAGTTGGTTCTACTGCAAAACAGGCTGAAGCATTGGATGCTATTGGAATGTCAGCGGCTGAGGTAAAAACTATGATTGGAGAACAGGGATTAGTCGGGACAATGACTCATCTTCAATCTGAATTTGATGCAAATGGAATTGCAATGGGTAATTTCTTTACCTCATCTCAAGCCTTGAAAGGTGCTTTAGGAGTTTTAGGTAGTCAATCAGAAGTTTTAGAGGCTAATCTTATTGCAATGGGAGAGTCTTCCGAATTTGTAAGTGGGGCATTTGAACAAACAGCTGAAACCGATGCTTTCAAAATGGAACAAGCTATGAATAATTTAAGTGTTGCGGGGACTCAATTAGGAGATTCGTTAGCACCTGTTATTCAAGTAATTTCTGACAAGATAATGGCTCTAACAACATGGTGGACGGGATTAGATAAATCGACACAAGACAACTACGCAAGCTGGGCAATTTGGATTGCAACAGTAGGACCAGCTTTGATGCTTTTGGGAGGGATTATTTCTAAGGTTGGGATGTTTATTGGCTTTATGAAAAAATTTCAAGTAATCCAAAAGATTGCAACCGCTGCTCAATGGTTGTTTAATATTGCAATGACAGCAAATCCGATTGGTTTAATAATTGCCGCAATAGCTTTAGTAATAGCCGCTCTCGTGTATTTTGCTACCTCAACGAGTAATGTAGCCATAAAAGTGAGAAACTTCTTTAGATACATGGTAAATGGTGTTATACAAGGTATAAATTACATTATTGATAGTGTGAATGATTGGGGAGAGTATATCGGAGTAACAATACCCCGAATTAAAGCTCTGACAATGGAAACTGAAAAGTCTACTGAAGTTGTAGAGGATAATGCTGATGCTGTTTCAGATTTGGGTAGTGAATTAAACAATCTTCCTACTAATGTAATTACAACCGTTGAAACAGATGTTCCTGATTTAGATGATGGTGGAAAGTCGGGAGGTTCATCATCAAAAGAAACTGAAAAAAATGAGGAAAAATCATTAGAGAGAATAAGAAAACTCAAACAACAATTCAATGTCCTTAATGAAAAGGATAAATACAAGTCAGATTTAATTGCTTTAGAAAATTCAAGAACAAATGCTTTGAAGAGTGTGGAAGATACTCAATATTCTGAGGAGGAAAAGTTAGCTATTAATGCTAATTTTGATGCCAAAAGACAAAAGATAATGGATAAAAATGATGATGCTGTTCAGAAGTCTATTGACAATCAGAAATCTGAATGGGAGTCAATGTTTGAAGCTATTGAAAAAGGGTGGCAAAATAGTATGAAAGTTTTAGATCAGTTTATGGGAGCGTGGTCAGCAGTACAAGACCAAAAGGCGGAGAAAGAAAATATCGAATTAGTGAATAAACAAATAAGAGAAGATGAAGACTACAATAAATGGTATGAGGGAGAATTATTAAAAATACAAAATACGATTTCAAATAAGGAAAATCAAGATAAAGCTATTGAAGCATTGGATATAACAGCGGCTACAAGACGGGAGGACTTAGACAATAAACAGGATGATGCTACAAAAGCATTACAAAAAAAGGCAGCTCAGAGAGAAAAGAAAATGAATATTTTTAATGCAATAGTTAATACGGCTTCAGCTGTTGTGAAAGCATTAGGTTCTGCCCCTCCTCCTTTGAATTTTGGATTGGCAGCAATAGTTGGAGGATTGGGTGCTGCACAAATTGCTGGTATTGCATCAACACCAATTCCATTAGCAAAAGGGGGGTTAGCATTTGGACCTACAAACGCTTTAATAGGGGAGTATTCGGGTGCAAAAAATAATCCTGAGGTAGTTGCCCCTTTAGATAAATTAAAAAGCATGTTGGGAGGTGGAGGAGGTAGAAGTGATATAGCTTTAAGAGGAGAATTGAAAGGAAATAACATTTTCTTATCAACTCAAAAAACTGAAATTGATAGAGTACGATTTATATAAAAACACGAAATGGCTGGGATAAAATACAAAACTAGATACACCTCTTTAAACGGTCAGAAATTTCGTTTAGAATTATGGGATACAGATTTTACAGGAACATTTGAAGATGATATGGCTATCGGAGAACAAAGTCCTACAATAACATACGATGCATCTGGGGATAGAAAATTCAATGATATTTGTGCTTCAACAATGGAATGGACTTATATCATTAAAAATGATGATGATGAACTTTTTATAGAAGATATTATAAAATTCGGAGAGGAGCAAGATATCTACATTCATTTGTATCAAGAAAATGCAAATGGAATTGATGAATACATGTGGGGTGGTTTTTTATTAATGGACTTATCTACTACACCCGATATCAGTTTTCCGTATGATGTTTCATTACGAGCTGTTGATGGATTAGGTTTATTGAAAGAAAAAAAATGGTTAATTCAAGGAGCAACAGGGACTACTGAGGCGGATACATATATCCCTACAAACAAACAAACCTTTATTTATTGGTTTAGTCAAATTCTTCAAAAAGCGGGAGCAGCTGAAGTAAGTAATGGTGCTTCAAAAGATTATAATTTTGCAACCGTAAATAGATGGTACAACGAAGAGATGGGAGCTACTACATATCAACAAGACCCTACTATTTTCACTCAATGTCATACACGAGGTTTTTATGCTTTGAAAGAGAATGGAGATTATGAGCCTGATAATGCATATAATGTATTACAGGGTATGTTAAAGAGTTGGGGTATGAGATTAACGTATTGGATGGGAACATATTATTTCGTTCAAGTAAATGAATATATCACACAGGATACGGGTACATCTGCAAATCCGATAAATATGATTACTCATTACTACCAAAAAAATGCAACTTTTATTAATACTCAAAATCATATTGGAGATAGTAATTTCGCTATGTATCAACAGCATATTAATACGGGTGTTAGTTTTGGAGATGTTGGATTACAGAAATTAGAGGGTACTGAATATTCATATCTACCAGCTATTAAAAATAGTATTGTTGAGTTTGAAAGTATAGAAGATATTAATTATTTTCAAGGATATCCTGACATGTTTACAGCAGCACAATTTTCGTCAGAAGCTGGAAGTGGAGATGCTGTGATAAACACAAAACCGCTAGCAATTTGGACAGATGCACATACGGGAAGTGGATGGTATTTCTATTTAGTTATGAATTTACAAGCAAATGTTAATGTACAACAATTTGGTTGTTTTCATTATCTATGGACGGTAAGAGCGAGAGAAGTTGGGACAACACCCTGGACAAATATGTTAAATTATAACGATTCAACAAATACATTATCGTGGGCATCATACTCAGCATATTGGGGTACATGGACAAATGTTACAATTAATGATATAATTAACGGAACGGGAACTATGAATGGAGGAGGGGTTTCTAATTATGTTAATATTCTACCGAACTCAAGTAATTACAATCAAGACACTTTAGTTTTTGATAGTGGTTCAACAGTAAATGGAAAAATACCGCCTCCATCTTGGTCAGCAATAGGAGATTGGGAGTTTGAATTAGCTACAATAGAAGTGTGTAGAGGAGCAGCTCAACAACAAAATGGTTTGAATCCTACAAGAAGAGGTTTTGGAAATCAAGGATGTGGATGGAGTAATCAATCTAATCCTCCGACAATCGGATTACCAAATGCTTTTGCAAAATCAGTCGCATCAAATACGGAGGGTATGTCAATAGAATATGCTGATTCATTGGGAGCACCTTTACCAAATGGGGCAATAAATTATAACTCTATTTTTTCAGCAATTATGACCGCTTCAAATAACGTGGGTTATACCGTTACAAATACCTTTGTTAGTACAACTACATCAGATACTAAAACAAATGTAATAACGGGTGTTAAATACGGTGATACAACGAGTCCAAATGCACCGGGAACTTTATGGATAATAAATACAGTTTCGGGGGCAATAAGTGCAACACAACCGACTGGTTTGTGGGGTAGGACATTACAAGGAGGGACAGATACTTTTTCTGAAGTCCTAGCTAAACAAGCAATAAATAATCAATATCATGCAAACCCTCAATTAAACGGGACTATCGTATTAAGTAAAACGGACAAACTCAATGGATGGAGATTGAAAAGTTTGAATCCTATTGGAAGAGTAGTCGATAGAGATGCTAATCCTTATGTGATGATGAGAATGGAATTTATTACAGGGAAAGATGAATGGTCAGGAGAATGGTGGCAAGTAATTAATTCACTTGTAAATACAACCACAACCACAGGAACGGGAGGACCAGGAAATGGAAATGGATGGGGAAATGGAGGAGGTCCGGTTGATAATGGAAATGGAGGAGGGTATCAAGGTTTGGTTCAACCTCCAATAGCTGTTTCGGGGACACAATCAAAAATTGGAAATTTTGATGGAACAAGTTTTCAGAATTTAGGAAATGATAAATTTATACTTTCAAAAACTACTTCTGACATTTTAGCAAAAGTAGGATTAACAACAATACCAATTCAAAATATGTTACAAGCCGCTGGAGATGATTATTCATTTTTACAAGCGGGAATGAAATTAAGAATTGTAGATTCAAATCATCAAAATCGTAGTGCATTATATGTGTACGATGTAGAGGTTGCAGTCAATCAATCTCTAGGAGATACTAGTATAGAAATTGTTCCGATAACTACAACTAGTACGATATATGCAAATTCTCAAATTGAAATAGATATCCATCAGTGGTTGATTTCAACTAATAATAAACAAAATCAAATTACACTAACAACAACGGGGACTAGTGGGGCTTCAACTTTCAATCAATCAACGGGAGCATTGAATATACCTAGTTATTCGGGTGGAGGTAGTGTAAATTCAAATTACATAACTAAAATGTGTGAGTCAGTAGCTCTAACATCAGCAACCACAGGAGAGGCGTTAGCGGTTGTAATCCCTTATGATACTACAATAACACAATCGACTGTAAATGATATGACATTTTATACAACGGGAGGAGTATCGGGTAGTGATTATTCATGGAAATTTGGTAGTAGTGGTTTTTATGAAATTAGTTGGAATGTAACATCAGATACTTCAGTAGTAAATAATAGAATTTTATCGGGTGTAAAATTACAACGAGGAATAGAGGATAGAGGGGCAATATCATGGTCAGATGTTAATGCAACTCATGGATATATTTATGACAGAGGAACGGGAAGTGTTAGAAAAGGTACTGTTTCTCAAGGATTAATTATCTCAGAAACAGTAAGTGCGGAAATTGTAGTTTACTATAGAATTGTTTTTTGGAAAGAGGCGGCAAGTAATGGGAGTATGAAATCTACAACAGTAATAAATGGGACAAATTTAACAATTAAGGAATTACAGTAATGAAAAATGAAATGAGAGATACGGTAGAATTTTTAGGAATCAATTTGGGTGGTATTGGAATAAGTATGACAAGTTTGGATGAGGTTTTGAGAGTATTAATTTTATTAGCTACTTTAATTTATTCAATTCAAAAAATAATATATTACAAAAATAAAAAAAATGGCATTAACAAGTAAGAATTTCAACGAAATGGATCGGAATTATCCTCCTCTAAAATACTTTAATTTAAATGAATTCGAATGTCCTGGAGATGAGGGGTCGGGTAATAACATGTGTCCTATTTTTGTAAGAAAATTAGATTCTGCGAGAGGTAAAGCAAAAATACCCTTTAAGATAAATTGGGGGTACAGAAATCCCTCACATAATTCAAAAGTAGGGGGGGTTAAAAATAGCTCACATATGAATATCCCATGTAATGCAGCTGATATCCATGTAAAAGATTCAAGGGCTAGATTCTTAATTTTAGTTTCTTTGATGTCTGAGGGGTTCACGAGATTTGGAATTGGAAAAAATTTCATACACGTAGATTCTGATGATACAAAAAATGGAGGAGATAAAAGTCCAAATGTAGTTTGGCATTATTATTAATTTAAAATTGAAAAGATGAAAAAGTTTTTAGAAAAGTATGTAAATGGAATGTTAATGAAGATGTTTGGTAGTCGTAAATTTTGGTATACGGTAGTCGGAATATTAACATCCGTATTAAGTGAAAAATTCGGTTTAAACGCTGAGGAAGTAAAAGGTATATTATTGAGTATTTCGGCACTTGTATTGGGACAGGGTGTTGCGGATATCAATAAAAAATAGTGAAACAATACAGACCTCGTTTGACTGAAAAAGAAAATCAGTTAATTGAAGAGTTTAGGGGGGGTAAAAACGTGGGTATCATAGGAGATACTCACGAACCCTTTTGCCTACCAGAATACAGAAATTGGTGTTATGAAATTTTCAATAGATTTGGTGTTTCAGAAATCGTACATATTGGAGATGAGGTAGATAACCATGCATTAAGTTATCACGAAAATTCAGATGGAGCATTTGATGCTATGAGGGAGGCAGAAATGGCTCAGACTGCGATGGATAAATGGTACAAAACATTTCCCGATGTTAAAGTCTGTGTGGGAAATCATTCGGCACTCCCTTTTAGAAAAGCAACTTCAAGTGGTATACCAAAAAGATTTCTTAAAACTTATGAGGAAATTTGGAATGCACCAAAGGGGTGGAAATGGGAATTACAATGGGAGATTGATGGTGTGTTATACGAACACGGGACAGGAACATCGGGACAAAATGGAGCGAGAAACCGAGCCTCAGCTAATAGACAATCAACCGTAATCGGACACTCACATTCATTTGGAGGGGTTTCATACATGGCAAGTAGGAATGATATGATTTATGGATTAAATGTAGGGTGTGGGATAGATAATTCTTCATACGCAATGGCTTACGGAAAACAATTTCCAAAGAAACCGACTATCGGGTGTGGTGTTGTTTTGGATGGAGGTAGGACAGGTATATTTGTTCCGATGGATTTGGGTAGTAAAGTCATAAGAACTTCAAGAACCTAACATTTAATGTTCTTATAACAATTAAGAACTCTATTTTTTGTGTTCTCAGAACACTTATTTCATGGTTCTTGGAACGATTAAAAGTTCTCTTTTTACGGTTCTTAGAGAATAAAAAAACTCTCTTTTTAATGTTCTTAGAGAATAAAAAAGTTCTCTTTTTGCTGTTCTTGGAACGATTAAGAACTCTCTTTTTACTGTTCTCGGAACACTTATTTCATGGTTCTTTGAGCTATAAAGAACTGTAATTTCATTGTTTTAGGAACTCTCCTAGGTAGGAATAGTTATTTCTAGGGTATTATATGGTTCTCAAGATTATAATTTTACTGTTCTCAGAACTCTAATTTTGATGTTCTTATAACGATTAAGAACTCTCTTTTCATGGTTCTTGGAACAAAAAAGAACTCTCATTTTACTGTTCTTTGAGCTAAAAAGAACTCTGTTTTTACGGTTCTCAGAACTCTTATTTCAATGTTCTTATAGCTATAAAGAACCTCATTTATTAATGTTCCTAATGTTAGTGGAAAGTACTAAATAAAGTACAAAGTACTAAATGAAGTACTAAAGTTGTACTTTTGAAGTGAGAAGTACTAAAGTAGTACTTTTGAGGTGGAAAGTACAAAATAAAGTGAAAAGTACAAAATAAAGTACAAAAAAGTACAAAGTACAAAAAAAGGTACTTTTGAAGTGAAAAGTACAAGATAAAGTACAAAGTACAAAATAAAGTACAAAATGGTACTTTTGAGGTGGGAAGTACTAAAAAGGTACTTTTAAAGTACAAAGTACTAAAATGGTACTTTTGAAGTACAAAGTACAAGATAAAGTACAAAGTGATACTTAAAGTTATAAAAAATAACTTGTTAATAAAATTACACCTATATATATATAGTATATAAATTTAATCCTCATATTTGTATTACAGATTCGTATGAATTTGTATCTACAACTGTAGTAGTTTTTGTTTGAAGCCCCTTTATTAAGTTAGAGGGGCTTTTTTTATACCTGAAAAGACCACTTTCCCACTAAGTCCGAACGAAAATCGATGTTTTGAAACACATTTTTAAAAAAAGAATTTTCTAAAAACACTTATATTTGGGTGTTCTACCCTAGTAAAAATAAATATATTAATTTGTTGATAAGTGTAGGATATCAACATAAAGGCTCTATATTTGGACCATAATCAAACAAACAAAAAAATTATTATTATGAACACAATCAAACAAAAATCAAACAGAACTTTCGGAGTAGAGGTAGAATTTCACGGAAGTAATTTAACTACAGTAGCAAGTAAATTAAGTGAAACGGGTATCTTAGTAGTTGCTGAGGGATACAATCACACAACAAGAGGACATTGGAAAGTTGTACCGGATGGTTCTTGCTCTTTTGAGTTAGTGTCTCCAATTTTAAAAGGACAGGATGGAATGAATCAAACTGTAACTTTATTGGATGCGTTATCTAACATCAGAGGAGTAAGAGTAGACAAACAATGTGGTGTTCATGTTCATGTTGGTGTACCGGATGCTACAGGTAAAAAAGTTGCTAATTTAGTAAAGTACTTCGGAGTAAACGAACATATCATTGATATGGTGTTATCTCCATCAAGAAGAGATTCAAAGAATACATACTGTAAGAGTGTATTTGAGGGTGTTCAATCAAGAAATACAGGAAGATATACTGATAATGGAATGGATGTGTTAGAAACGAGTAAAACGAAGTTATTTAACGAATGTAATAAAATAGTAAAAAGAGATGAGTTGAATGGTTATGGTGTAGCTTCTACAATTTCAGACTTATGTAGTCTTATTGGAAGAAACAATGGTTGTGATAGATACTCAAAATTAAATTTAGCTTCATACAGAAAATACAGAACAATTGAATACAGATGTTTCAATGGGAGTTTAGATTCTCAAAAAATTGGACATTGGATTAACTTCTGTTGTGCTACTGTTGATAAAACTTTCGGAATGAAACAAGTTAAGAATAGAGTGATGGATGATTCAAGATTGGCTTTCGCTCAAGTATTCGGAAAACAAGTTGGAAGAAAGACATTGAAATTCATGGGAGAAAGAGCTGAGAATTTTGGATTACTTTCTAACGCTGAGGATATGTTTAACTTCTCTACAAGAAACGGAACGGTATAAAAGATGTTTGTTTGTTCCACTTGCCTCTCATAGAAATATGAGGGGTTTTCGTGGTAGAGGATATTCTCTAACAAACAAAAACAAAAACAAAAATTATGTGTGGATTAATTGGTTACAACGGAAAAGATGGACAAAAAGCAAACCCTGAAATATTGAGGAAATTAATGAAAGCAAACGATTCAAGAGGAGGTCATTCAACAGGATACTTTGATGGAACTTCAATGAATAAAGTATTAGGTAAAAGTGATACATTACCAATGCCGAATGATACTGATATGTTTATCGGTCATACTCGTTATGCTACTCACGGGAAAAAGAGTGTTGCAAATCAACATCCTTTTCAGTATGGAAATGTTGTGGGTGCTCATAATGGAGTGGTTCATAATTATAGAGAAGTCGGAGAGAAATTTGGTATTGAAGAAACTGAGGTTGATTCACAAATGATATTTGAACTTCTAAGTAAAAAAGGAAGATTAGATTCATTAGGAAAATTCACGGGAGCATTAGCTACATTGTTTACGATGGATGATAAGTATTACACTTATAGAAAAACGAACCCGTTATGGGTGGGGAGAGATAAAAAAGGAGGAGTTTATTTTTCTTCATTAAGAGATGTGATGATTAAAGAATGTAAATTGGATAATGTTTTTCAATTGAAAGAGGGTAGAGTTTATGTGTGGGAGAATGGACAGGTAATAGCAAAATATGATATTGAGCATGACCCTATTGCTGAAAAGTATCGTGTACAGAAAAAACAATGGTTTGAGTATGGTAATGCCAATTACGAAAGTAAACCTCTTAGAACGTATAAAAAGGGTGTTTACAGCGGTATAACTGATTCGTTTGATAACTCAAGTAAGTTTGTTGATTCTAATGAACTCAATTTATATTTAGATTCAACTGATGAGGATAGAATAAATGCTGATGTTGATATTACTAATTATGAGCTAACAGATAATCAAGACCAAATGAATCTATTTTCAAGATGTCAATGTCAAGAAACTAGTGCGGACTTGTGTTGGTGTTATACTGATTAATCCTGTTCTTTGGAAAATGAAATTAGAAACAACATATAAATGGGAGTGTCTGTATAAGATGGAGGGAACGATGTTTTCTTCTGAGGATTATACCGACCTAGTTTCTCAAATGAGAAAACTCCCTTTCGACCAACCTCAAACAAATAGAAAACACAGACAGATGACAAAGAAGTCATTTTATGAATGGGACAAAACTATATTAAATGATACAGATGATAAATCGTTTGTACTGAGTTTGATTGAATGTGGATATCTCAAAGTACTGTCATGTAATAGAAAACCCCTCACAACGAGGGAAAACAATTAATAACTTAAATTTAAAACTATGTCGTATATCGTAAAGACCAAAGAAGCAAAAAAACTTATAACTGAAAGAAGTTGGGAGTGGTATAAGAAAGAAATTCAAAGATTAAAAGATTTAGATAATCAAATTACTAACAGAGTGAGGGCTACTTACTCAATTAAAAAAACAAAATAATGTCAGAAGAAAATAATACATTTGAAGTACAAGAAATTCATACAACGATAAAAGAATATAATCACTCAGACTTGCCTGTGTATTTCAAATGGGAGAGTGGTTCTAAACCTTGGTATCATAGAGTGAGATTAGTGGAGGGAAAGATAATTTCTGATGTACTAAAAGAAACATATGATGGATGGGAGTATACTTATTCAACTATTACCTCAGCTTTTTCATCATTGAATACACCGATTGATGAAGATGAATGGAGGAATGTGATGCATAACTTTCAAATACAATTAAAAAAATGAGTGTAAGTAATTGTTGTGGTAAAACATACGAGGAAGAAGTAAATACCTGTGCCGAATGTGGTTCTTTTGAAATAGGAGAAAAATGGAGAGGAGATGAGGGGTGGACAATATGTGATGATTGTCAAGCAGTTGAACAAGGATATACAGAAGTATGTGTTTGTGAAAAGTGTGGGGACATTTGTGAGCCTGAAGATGAGTCTGAATATCATGAAAGAATGAGGGAAAATTATCTCGAAGATAAAGGAGATGCTAAAAGAAAATACAATGAATAGGAAAAGCCGAACTCCTTAACAGAGGCAAATTTAAAACAAAAATTATGAGTATAGATGCAATGAAAATGTTTATGGCGATGGGAGATTTAACCAGCCAAAACCAAACACGAGAAGAGAAGTTAAAATTTCAAGAGAGGATAGTGTTCGCTACGATGAGAGCTAATATCCCTGAATGGCAACCGCCATCGGATTGGAATGACTTATCAGTTGAAGTAAAAGAAGAAAGAATTAAACTATTAAAAACAATTAAATAAAAAATTATGAAAGGAATTATCGTGAGTGAAAACTCAAAAACTAAAAGAGAAATTGTTCCGAGTGGAACACATATCGTAAGATGTTATTCAATGATACATATCGGTGCGGTTGAATGGGAGTATCAAGGAGAATCAAAAGTAAGTAATAAAGTACGGTTGACATTTGAATTGCCTAACGAAATGAGGGACTTCGGTGGAGAACAGAAACCGATGGTAATAAGTAAGGAGTATACATTATCACTTCATGAGAAAAGTAATCTGAGGAAAGATTTAGAATCATGGAGGGGGGCTACTTTTTCAACTGAAGATATGAGAGGTTTTGATATCACACAATTATTAGGAAAAGAATGTATGTTATCTATAATACACAAGACAGGAATGTCCGGTAATGATTACGCAATGATTGGAAATATTTCAGCATTAGGAAAAGGAATGGAATGTGGAGAACAATTTAATCCTAACTTCATTTTTAATTATACAGATAATTTTGATGAGGAATGGTTAGAGGTTCAACCTCAATGGATACAAGACCAAATCAAAGGAACGGAGGACTATCAAAGTAAAATGAATCAAAAGAAGTTTAACAAAGAATCATATGATGAATCATTTGGAAGTTTATTAGATAAAACAGATACACCGTTCTAATGGAAAAAACAATATTAAGAGCAAAAATATTATTGTCTGAGCTATTTGATATTAATCTCAATCACTTTGAAAAACATACTACACGAGCAACGAAAGTAATTGAAGCTAGAAGATTTTTAGTTTATTTTCTTAAACAGGAATTGAATCTAACTTACTCAAAGATAATTGAAATCGTACCAGCTATTACAAATCATGCTACTGCAATCCATCATTACAAAAAATTAAAGGGGTTTCTAAATGTGGAAGCCCCTACATTAAGATTGTATGAAGAATTTAAAAATACTTTATTGAATTGTGATAATGTTCCAATGATTGAGAGAGAAATATTAGATGTGAAGAATGATATAAAATTAAAACGAATACAAATTAAACAATTAAAAAACTTACTATGATATTAATAAACGATGTAGAGTGTCATACTCAAAGAGAAGTGGTGTTAGAACACCTTAAAACAGGTCAGCAGATATGTCAGGATGATGCTTACAAACTATGTGGTTCACAAAGACTTGCTGTGATTATTTATAATTTAAGAAAAGAGGGATACGATATTTGTAATATGAATCAAAAAGGAAAGAACCGATTTGGTAATAATACTAATTTTGTGAAATACAAATTAAATGGATAGTCCTAACTATTATGCAATCATCCCAGCAGAAGTGCGGTACTCAGATATCAATCCGAGTGCTAAACTTCTGTACGGAGAATTGACAGCTTTATCTCACAAAGAGGGATATTGCTTTGCTTCTAATAATTACTTTTCTGAATTGTATGGAGTTTCAAAGAATACAATTTCGTTATGGATTAAAGCGTTGAATGAAATAGGGTTTGTTAATATAGAAATGAAATATAAAAACAAACAAATTATTGAGAGGAGAATATACCTCAACAAATTAAATGGGGGTATCACTAAAAAGAATGAGAGGGGTATCATCAAAAAGGTGGAGGATAATATTACAAGTATTAATATTACAAGTTCTATTAATAATAGAAAACTTTTATTTGAGGAATTAGTTTTTCAAGTTGATGATGTTTCAAATGATATCAAAAAAGAATTTCTAAATTATTGGACTGAACCAAATCAATCAAAAACCAAAATGAGATTTGAGCTTGAGCGAACCTGGGACTTAAATAGAAGATTGAAAAGATGGGTTTCTAATTCTAAGAATTGGAATAAATCTCCTCAAAATTCAAAGGTCAAACAGAGTTTAAATTCACATCAAAAAGCTAAGGAAATGATACGACAAATGAATAATAATACTAATAACTAGAATCAAACCTAAGTGTGTTTTACTTCGTTCTAAACGACTCACACTAGATTGGGGTATGGTTGCATCTAAAATAAAAGATAATGAATTTACTAGGTATAAAGATAAAAGATATTGAGATAGAAAAAGTTAGAGAGTTTGCTGTTGATTTGCTCTCAAAATCATATATGGAATTAGGTCAAAGACCTAACGAAGAGGACATTGTAATGTTCGCAGTAATCTTAGCAGAAGATTTGAAAGAGGACTTTCCGAATTTAGAATTGGAAGACATCCGTCAGAGTTTCAGACAAGGAATTAGAAACAGTGAGAAATTTCATATGACAGTCAAAACATATTATCATTGGATTAAATCTCACAGACAAATAATTTGGGATAACGAATCAAAAGAGCCAGAAAGAAAAGATAAACGGCTCAAGTATAGAAGTCGCAATGGAACAGGATTAAAGAAATTGAATATTAATAAAAATAGATTGAAATAAATATGGAGGGTTATAATGAAGACACGAGAGAGTATCATAATTTTGCAATGATGTTTGGTTGGGGTATGTCTCCTGTCAGTAAACAAGCATCATACTATGGCAAGAAGATATATCCAACAACAAAGAAATATTACTATCCTGATAAAAGGACAAAAAAGTATGGAGCTCAAAGAGTTGAGCTATTAAAGAATGGTAAAACAAATTCAAGAATAAAGAAATGAATCCAATAACAAAACTACAAATAATAGTTCGGACTTTGACTGAGGATACTAAAACGAAGCTCACACTCATTAGTATACTGAGTCGTAATCTAACTATTAAACAGATTGATGAGATATACAATTCAACTCATGTTACTGATAATGAATTTATTAACATTATAAAAAGAAACTATGAAACAGGTTTATAAAATGAAACAACATTACTCAACTTTTCATAAATTCTTAAATGAAGAGGGATGGGGTACAATGGATGTTGCTGTAGTATTAGATATATCTGAACCAACAGCAAGAAACTATTTCAAAGACCCTACTATTTTGAATGCAAGACATTTCAAAGTATTGATGAATGAATTAGAAGTTGACGCTAATTTTCTAATGGCTGTGATTTATGGATAGGTGGTTGAAAAAATTAGTATCTTTGGAAAAACAAAATAATAAAACTATGAAAGTATTTGTGTACGGTACATTAAAAAAAGGGGGGGGTAATGATATCTTCCTACAAAATTCAAAATATCTAGGTTCGGGATGGACTCATGATAAATACAGATTATTTACTGACGGGAGTTTACCTTATGTAGATAAAAAAGAATCGAATTATATTAAAGGAGAAGTTTATGATGTTGATGAGTGGACTTTTATGTCATTGGATAATTTAGAGGGACACCCCTATTTTTATCAAAGAGAAGAAACATGGATTGAAGTTCCTGAGGATGAGGAGATTGTGAAAGATTATTTGTGTTGGATGTATTTTATAAATGAACAACCTACTAGTAAAGTTGTAGAAATAAAATCGGGAGAATGGAAATAAAAGAAGTCAGAAAACAAATGGATATTAATATCACACTAGCATTGGTTAAATGTTTGTCAGAACAAATACATGGAATGCAATGGGATTACAAACAACAAGTAAAACAAAAATTCAATAAACTTTTGAAAGTAGCTAGAATATATGAGAGGGAAATTGACAAATCAATGGAGATTACAAATGATGAAAGTATTGAGAATATCTATGATGCTTTTATGGAATCAATAATTGAATCAAAAGAATTAGCAATAGAAAATTATATTAAAGATGAAACAGTCAAATAGATTTGGAAACCCTCTAAAAGAAAAATTAAATGATTTTAGATATGGTACGATTAGTATGGATGAGATGATTAATTGGTTAAAAAAACATCTCACAGAAAGTAACTTTGTCGAGGAGTGTGATAATTTTACTAAAACATATCAAGAATATTTAAAAAAAAAATTGTAGTATTGCAAAATGAATCTCAATCCAAAACGAGAAGTTTCTGAATCTTATGAAGATTACAAAGTAAGACAGAGAGAAATTAAAAAATACGAAAAGTTTAAATTACAAGGTGAAATAGTTTGGGAAAGCAAAACCGATGGAACATACATTAAAAAAATACACAGGAATAAAAAGCGTCCTAAAACATCAAATAGAATTTAAGTCAGATTTGAGATGGGCTTGGAGAAATTGTAAAATTAATGAGGAATTTGTTTGTGTATATAAAATCATCCCCTCGTGGAGTAAAGAATTATATTCGGCACAACAATTATTAGATAAATTAAATGAAAGCTAATATACAATTTGAAGTTCCTGATACTTACAATGAGGAAAAAGACAAAGAAAAGTTAATTGAAGAAATTGTAGGTAAACTAGAGGATTGGTTAAATGGAAAAGGAATTATTAATATAACTTTTACTA